GACACCATCAAGGTTCCACACTCTAGGCAGATTGCCCGGCTCACAACGCCCGCATCTCCGAAGAGGCCACGGAGGTCTTGCCACGCATCCACTTGCCACAGTTGTTGCACTGGAACTTCTGGTACTTGCCAGTGTTCAAAGTCTCGTAGCCACGACGCTTGATGTTATCGCTGCCACAGTTAGTGCAGACAGGCACCTCTGATCCGACTCCGACGTTCGGGTGGTTCTTGATCCACGGCAGGAGTTTCTCGTACAGGTTTATTAGCAGGTTCACGTCTTGCAACTGGTACTGCTTCATCTTCTTCCAGGCTTTCTCATCGCCCGCCATGCAGTCAAGCCAGAGCTGGAAGCCTTCGTGCGGAACCTTCTTGCCGACACCGAGGATTTGAGAAACGTGATCGAGCTTGTTGGACGCCATCTTAAACCGGCTCTTGGTGACGCGCATCAGGTCTATCTCTTTGTACGGAGACGGCGGCTGCATACCAGCCTCCAGAAACTCACGGTTGATGTGCTTGGTATCAAACGACTGGCCGTTCCAGGACATGACCGCATCGGCCCCGTCGAGTAGAGCGTGAATGCTTTCGAGCATTTCCTTCTTGCTGTGGTGATGTGTGGACTTGAACTCCACGTTCTTCTCGCCATACCACCGTGCGCCAAAGCACATGACCTCTTGGGTCTTTTGTATCTGTTGAATCGGGATGAAGTTTGGCCAGAGTGACCACGAGTAAACGGTCATCGGCGTGAGCTCGATGTCCCAAGCTAGTATTTTCACTTCAACCTCCTGTTGAATATCGCCCCAAGTCTAACATGGCACGGTGGTAAAATGGGGTAATGAATGAAACTGAATTTGTAGACGGATACTCGGTGCCAATGGACCCAATGGAGATGCTAAATTGCGAATCATGTCAATGAGCGGTTGTTGCGATTGCGACCCGAAGTGCGCTCAGTGCCCTAATGCCTAGCTGGAAGCACCGTCGCAGGCTCATCTACGCATCGTACATTCTCGGTGCGGGGATGATTGTCTTTGGCGCAATCACTTACCTGACGGATACGCAGGTCGGATCACAGATGGTCATCGGTGGAGTCGGGCTTATCAGCATCGTGCTCACCGCATATACTGGTTTTGCAGCATACGAAGATACGAAACTATGGAAGGAGAATCCCGATGGAAAAGATTAAGCAGTTCCACCACTACGCCACAGAGCGTGCGGTCAAGACTTTCGCACAGACCATGCTCGGTGTAATCACGGCCAGCGCAGCGCTGTCGATTATTGATATTGACTTTGCTCAAACGCTTGGCGTCGCAGCACTCGCAACACTCATGTCACTACTTACATCCGTACTTCAGTACGACAGAGAGCCTAAGTCCGTATAGACCGAAAGGCTGGTGATTCCCTCTAAAGCAAAAGGCCCCGGTTTCCCGGGGCCTTTTGTTGTGGAGCTTACTACTCTGGATCAATGTCCGGAGCGACGGGAACCGTAACCCACACTGACTCTTTATGTGCTGGGCTTGGTCTTTTTTGAGCGGCATCCCAGCCCGCGTTGAAGATTGCCTTGTCGTCGCGCTCGTATCTGTGCACGGGGTCAATCATCTTGCCGAACTGGTACTCGGTCCAAGCTTCTTCAATTCTTTTATTCATTGCTACACCTCCTCGAGCGACAGTCTACAACAAAATTTATGTCCGTATAAGCATAAACACACATTTTTATATATACATATATAGTTCCAAAGCTATATTCTGTGCGCTCGAACATATCTACCGCCTAAACGTACACACATACCTACTATCTGTACACAGTTAGCAGTATCTGTACACGTTTAGTGCTACCGTTTGCACACCTAAGTGTTGAAAACAAAAATTTAAACGCGCGAGCCTAAATTTATATGCGCCTACTTTACTTCACACACAACCCATACTTTACCTTACGCACCACAGAGCCGAAGTAGCTTGCAATTTGTATGCGCCTAATAGGACTTTTGACAGGCCACTAATAGGAGAAGTGTCGGCGTTCAACGACATTCAACAAATGTCGGCGAACGGCTACAAACGGAGATGTCGGCGAACGGCTACTTAACGCCAGTAAGCCTGGAGGCTAGGCATATGCTTGGATTTTAGGGTGTACGCAAACAAGTGCAGAATTGCATCGTTCGCGTCCCTACCGTCCGTGTGGCCAAGCGCCTTGCCCGTGCGCCACAGATCGTTCTCCTTGAGGAACTCGTCACCAACCAGCTTCTTGTCAGACGGCTGCTGCCAGTGCACTACCGATCCGAACCGATCCATAAGCACGCCCTCAATGCGCAGTGGCTCTAGGTCTGGAGCAAAGGATGTACCGCGCAGCTTAAAGTTCTCGCAGATGACATCGAGGTGGTAGTCCAGGTCGCTGTACTCATTGGGAAAGTTCTTCATGCAATCGAACTCGGTAACGTGCTTGCCGTTGTCGGTCATCTCGAGCCAGTCAATGAATCCCCTGGTCCCGTTTTGAATGATGGCCGTATAGATTACTTCCATGGCTGAGTCGTCGGTCACCCGTCCAATGGCAACACCAGTCGCCTTGCCGGGGTCAACGGCCATGTAGTAGTCAACAGTCATGCCGATTACACTACCAGTGCTTTGGCGAAGATTACTCGTGACGCCATCTTGCTCGCGCTGATAATTGCAATGGGCGCAGACACTGAAAGAATAACACCAGCCCAAGCGCGTGGCTCGGTGAACGCCCACTCCCAGTAGTCAAAGGTGTGGAATCCGTTAGCGAGCACGGCAATCGCTGCGAAGAAGATCATGCCAGCCAATGCTCCTCGGCTGTCTTCTTTCTCCCTGGACTCCAGGATGAGGTACGCCACCAGGAACAGCAGGTACATAAGCTCAATGAAGAAGAAGAATAGCGCCGCCATCCACTGCTGCGAAAGGCCGACGAATACCGCAACCGAGGTGATGCCATTGAAGGACACAATCGCGGATGAAATAAACGCAACCGTCACACCGATGAGCCATGCGTTGAGCGTGAACACCTGGTCCACCTGAATTTTTGGGGCCCTCTTGGCCTCCCGCTGCTCGTACCGCACCTTGCGTGCGCGGTCTACTTCAGTCTCGAACAAGTTTTCTTCCATTACAGTATCTCCATCTCGTGCTCTACAAACGGCACAGGTACATCGTGATCGTCTATCTGAACTTCCCAATAGAATCTCCCGTCATCCTCTACCGTATCAACTACCGTACCGTATCTATCATGCCAGTACGGATGGCATTCCGCAATGTCTAAAATCTGTACGCGCTTGCCAATCATATTTCCGTTGTGCCCTCTCCAAATATTTCCTTCAGGGTGCGCAATACGGTAACTCCACGGGGATCTTCTTTCATCTCGAGAGCCCATTCCATCGCCTCCTTGATTGAATCAACATTTGGATTAGCTATATAAGCATAGTCGCATATCCAGTGCGGTCTTTCGCCCATGGCAATTACTCTGCCGGGAGATCCGTGCACCGCTCGTACCGGCTGCACCAGTATGTCGGTCTTGATCATAGCCTTGGCCTGCTTGAACATCTCTAGCTGCGCACCCGTTGGCTTGGCTGGATAGATTGGTAGTGGTAATTGGATAGTTTGCTTACTCATTGTGTCCCCCCGTCATCGGTTCTTGCACACGCGCCCCACCCACCACAACCACCGGCAACATCACACCACCGTTCTATACACGTTTGCAACAGCCGCAAATTGTCAGAATAACCGCTCATCCGTTTCCCCCTCCTGCTCAATAGCCCAACGCAACCTGCCCTCAATAATCGGCAGATATTCTTCCGTAAGCTCTGCCCCTACAAACTTGTAGCCGTCGAGTAGCGCCGCCTTACCCGTAGACCCTGAACCTGTAAACGGGTCGAGAACAGTCCCCCCGGCAGGTGTAACGAGTTTGATCAGGTAACGCATCAGGGTAGTGGGTTTCACGGTGGGATGGGGGTTGGAGTCCTCTAGCCCTTCGTTGCGGTCACTCTTGCTGGCTTTTGCACAGTAGAAAAACCTGGAGGCACCCCCGGTGTCGTTGTGCTCCGTGCCAACTTTGTTGAACTCGCTATTGGCAAACATTCCTTTTTTGTTGGTCCCTCTTGGGCCACCAACTTTGCTAGTAGACACCCCACTCTGTTCGTCTAGTAGCCCCGCACTGTACTCGTCAAGAATCACATTCGCAGGCCAACGACCCTTCTCGCTACCAGGCAACCAGCCGTCATGCGCATAACCTTTAGAAAAGCCTGAAGTTGCTTTTGCGCCCCCGCCGAAACTGTCACTCGTCGCAATCCTGCTCGCGTCAATGTTCAGACCACCCACACCCCACACCAAAGTATTGTTCGCCACAGTCCC